ATTCGAACCTCTAGGATTCATGCGGGTTTGCGGGGCGTTTCGGCCCCGCTACCACGCTCGTTACCGCATGAGAAATTTGCTGGGATCGAACGCCTGGGACGCCAAGTCCTCGACAACGGCCTCGATGTTCTTCTCGTCGAAGTTGGTCAGCCAAGTATCGCAGACCGGCCCGATGTCCTCTGCCCAATGACACTCGTCCTTGAGCATCACCCCCAGACGCTTGGAGTAGGTGTCGATCACGCCGCTGGCCGCAGAACCGCCCTTGCCGATGGCCATCGAGAAGTCGGCAAGCATGCGCTCAAGGAAGCGACGAGCGATCACTTCGCCAGGATTGTCGATGAAAACGGAGTGGCGGTTCCAGCCGTGGTTGAAGCAGTACTCCCGCACCTGCAGAAGTCCTTCCGGCTCCACGATCACAACGATGGGCTTGCCCTCGTCAGCGACCCGCTGAATCTCCTGGGCCGACACGCCGTAGTAGTTGCCGTTGAAGTGAACGCTCTCCACGAAGAAGCCGGTATCGCGCAGCCGCTTGAACTCCGACTTGTCGGTGAAGTAGTACGCCTTGCCGTTTTCCTCGCCAGCTCGAGGCTCGCGGGTGGTGTGGGAGATCACCTGAACGAAGCCCTCTTCCTTCAGACGCTTCTCCAGGGTTGTCTTGCCGGCGCACGACGGGCCAGTCAGGGTCACGATGAACGGGGTCATTCTTCAGTCCTTTCTACATATCGCACCTTTGTTGTGTTGATGCGGATTCCATCGGGATGGTTGGGCGTGATGGAGTTTTGCGACCCCAGGTAGGTCGAAAGCTCCCAGCCCTCTTCGTGAAAGATGCCTTCGGGGTCTTGGCGAATGTGCGCGACCAGGAGTTCCCTCTCGTAGCGGCTAAGGCTGTGCTTCTTGAGGTAGTCGTCGCTCAGGGCGAACGTCACGCGCTCCGTCTCACGCACCTTGCCGACACGATCCAGTCCACGCACCTTGAGCCGGCACTCGACTTCCGACAGGCCCGTCAGAGCTTCTGCAAAGCCGGCCAACGGGATGTCCAGCTGAACGAACTCGACTCGGCTTGACTGGTCCCGAATGGCGACCCGTACGAAGGCGCCGCCGTCCTCACCGCCCTGCGGGCGACTGATGGAAATGCGTCCTTCAAGGGCTTTCATTGGCCTTCTCCAGCTTGCGTGTCAGCACTTGCAGCAGGTCCGTCATCGCAAAGAGCGGAACTTCCTGCCCGTGCCGGTCGATCATTCGAACCAACCCACCCACCGGAGCGGGGACGACTTCCGTCGTCCAGGGGAAGGTGGATTGCAACTCCTTGAACTGTTGTTCAGTCATGACTTATCGTCTCGGAAACGCTTGAAGCGGGGGTGGCGCAGCGATCCATCGGGCGTGACTTCGTGGTACTCCACTTCGATCATGCGACCGACGATTTCGGCGGGGTCTTCCTGGCGCAAGGTGTCGGACAGGCCGGAGCCGACGTTCACCGGAACGCCCTTGTGATTGACGATGAGCGCGCCGATCATGCCCTCGTACTTGCCCGTGCCAGGCTCCCAGCCGGTGACGTACAGGTCGAGCGTTTCTTCGGCCTTGATCTTCATCCAGGCGTGGTTGCGCTTGCGCCAGTACTTTGCGGTCGGCTCCTTGATGATGAGCCCCTCCAGGCCACTGGCCCGAACCGACTGGTACAGGGTGTGAATCTCCTCGACCGACGACACGAGGTATCGCGGCAGGAGCTTGAGCGGGCCGGCCTTGACGCTTGCCATCAACTCCTCGAGCACTTGGCGGCGCAGAGAATACGGATGGTCACTGCCCTCTTTCACATCCTTGCGGAACAGACACTCAGGGAGGATATCGAAGATGTTGAAGATGGCATCGACCGCCTGCTCATCCTTCTTGCGAGCCACCGAGACGGTGTTGTTGAACGAGCCGCTGGTGATTTCTCCATCGAAGACGAGCTTGAACTCCTCGCAGCCCAGACGGGCCGAGAAATAGCTCACGTCCGCATCGGCGAAGCTGGAACCGCTACGCAGATCGGCGCGGAAGTTGTTCACCAGCTGGATCAGCGGGCCTTTCAGATGGTCGAAGGTCGTGAACTCCTTGCCCGAGCGGCTGAAGAACTTCACCGAGGGTTCCGATACATCGACGAATGCCAGAACGCGCACGCCATCGAGCTTGGGCTCGGCGACTTGCGGCCATGTCTTGACCCGACTCTCCTCGAACGGGTGAGCCAGCATGCAGTCGAAGGTGGGAATCAGACCAGGAATGGCCTTGTTGACGGTCGATTCGGAGAAACCGGCTCGCAGGTCTTTGCTGACGATGCGCCACAACAGTGCGGACGACTTCGGGCTCAGACGGCTGAGTTCGAAGGTCAGCATGTCTCGCGCCGCATTGCCGGTCAGCTCCCGAGTCCGCAACTTGTCCAGAAGCGCCCAGGTTCGGTAGTCGAACTGCTCGGTGCCGGTGGTGGTCACGGGCGCTTTGGCGATGCCGTAGGTCTTGAAGGGATTGAGGGCCGCCTCCAGCACATCCTGAAAACCCTCCAGGTCGGCTGACGCCGCAACCAGAGACTCCTTCCCAGATTTGCTGGAAGTTGCCGCAATCGCCTCGATCGTGTCGAAGATGAGATCGGAGGTCACGCAGCATCCTTGTCTTCGGCGAGCTTCTTGGCAAAGCGGTTGTACGTATCGACCGCCATGTCGTTCATGGTGTCGATCGCCTCCTTTGCAGTGCGGATCACCATTTCGCTAGGCAGCTCCGCCGACGCCACAACAGCTGCGACGTAGTGGATGTACGAGGCGCACAGGGCGCTTGCCAGAGCGGGCGGGCTGATGCCCATGTCGTTGAGCGAACGCTGCGCCTCGACGAGCACATTCATCGCTTTCTCGAACTGCTGATCCAGCTCGCGACGTTGGGATTCGCTGATGATTTCGTCAGCCATGACTTATTCTCCTTTAGGTGCTGTGCCCACTTGCTGCCGTGCGATGTCCAGAAGCGACATCGGCTTGTTCGAAGGTGGTGGGACATCAGCCTTCGGGGCGGGTTTCGGTTGTTGTGCAGCCTCTTGAATGGCTGCGTTGATCGCTGCGGCATAGCCATCAGTCGGCATGGCCATCAGTCGGTCGTCGGACTTTGCTGCCGGCTTGGGCTCGACCTTCTTCGGAGCAGTGGTCGGTGCCGCTGCGGGAATCGCCTTGGTCGGGCGGAAGCTCGCGGTCGCCTGACCAAACTGCTTGTCCATCTCCTCGCGCAGCAGCGCACGATCGACGAAGTACAGAGCCTTTCCAGCGGTGCGCTCCTCCTGCCGCATATCCAGAGCCACGCAAGACTTGTCGCGAATGGCCTTGTCGCACTCCGGATAGGAGCTCAGCGCCTTGTCGCGCTCGAAGGCCATGATCTTGTGCAGACAGACACAGTAGCCAGGCGTGTAGCCGACTGCCTTGCAGCCCTTGACAGTGAAGGTGTTGATGCCGCCCGCCGACTGCTCGGGCGGGTACGTGGGCTGTCGGTCGCGGACGGCTTGTTCGATGGTGTCGAAAATCGACATGGATACTCCTTACCAAGAACCCCACAGGGGGCGAATCGCCTGGGCACGTTTCTGTTCCAGAACCTGCTTCAGCACTGACTGAAGTTTATACCTCGTGTGCAGGGTTTCAAAGCGATCGTTCGCAATCGCCATCAAGGTGCCCTGCACTTGCCCGATCATGTGACGGCGAATGTCTTCGCGCAGTCGAGGCGGCAGGCGGTCGAAGACCTCTTTGTAGTCGCTCACCAACTCCCCCATGTTTCGCCGCGATCCGGTTCGGGTTGAGGCTCCTCGACTACGACATCCGAAGGGTCTTCGTCGTCATCGGCGGACGAAGCGCTTGCGCCATGTGCGTGACCCAGGATGGCGCTCTCGACCCTCGAGCCGTTGGGGCCGTAGTGCATGTTGACTGTGCCGGCGAACTCTTTCTCGCTGGTGTACGAGCCATTGCGGTTGTGCAGCGCGCCAGCCGTATCGGGCTTCGTCTGTGCGTAACCCCTGCTCTCCTTGTCTCGAATGGCTTTTGCTGCCGCTGCATCGAGCTTGAGCGCGTTGGCGTATTCCTCAATCTTGACTTCCCCGCCGCGCACTCGTGCCGCAACCTTGCCCCACCGCTTCACCAGTACAAATTTCTTCTCGTCGGCGTTGTATAGCTGCACCACTTCATAGAACTTGGAACCCGAGTCATGAATTAGATACGTGGCCTTGTGTGTGAGTGATGTGGTCATAAACTTCCTGTGACATATCGTCGTTGATTGAATTGTAGAAATCGCGTTGCGGGGTCGCAACACGGCAAAGTTGTTACCCCATACAGAGCAACTTGATCTTTGCGGCAGTCGCGGGCGACAGCACTTCAGCTTTCCAGAACGCCTGGCGCACGACCTCCGGCGCAACCTCGTTCGGGTCTTTGTCTCGCGGCAGGAATGCGATCCGAGCCACCAGCCCGACGCTTCGGCAGAGCAACGCAGCCTTCACGGCATCCTGCGTGGCCTTCTTCTCGCCGTCCCACATAAAGGTCACTTCACGCAGGCCCTGCTGCTTGAGCATGATGAATTTGGCCAGCTGGCTGTTCTCGCTTCCTTCCGACAGGTGCTTTCCGAACGTGCCCACCGGAACCACATCGCGCAGCGCCGGATCGCCGTCGAGAGCGATCTTGATAGCCATAACGTCGAAGGCACCCTCGCCGATCGCTACACGCCTGGCGCCGATCGCGTTCTGCCCGTTGTACAGATACGAGCCTGTCGATGCGAAGCCGGGTGGAAACAGGTACTTCTTGTCAGCCGTACCCGTGGTGTCTCGACCCTGAAACGACACAAGATCGCCGCCCAGGTCATAGATCGGAATCAGAATGCGATCGGAGTAGTCCTGCCGCATTCGCTTGCCGTAGTCATCCAGGTACTCGAAGACACCGCGCTTGGAGAAGCGCAGTCGGAAATACTTGGCGATGTCGGTGGTGATGCCTCGGTTCTCCAGGTACTTCAGGTTCCGGGTGCCAATGGGCAGCTCGTAGCTGTCTGGTAGCTGGAGCTCCGTGCTATGCCGAACTGCCGCCGTACTCCGAATCCGAGGCTGCCAGCCCTGCTCGGCGGCCACTTCCTTGATGTGCTCGATCACTTGCCTGGTGGTCGCCGTACCCAGGGTTGCCTGGATGAACTTCCACTTGTTGAACTTCGTCTCGCAGTCGCCCGAGAAGCAGTTGCCCAGCCCGTTTTCGGCGTTCAGATACACCTTCCAGTTGGAGTTGCCGCAGCACGGGCATTCCTTCACGTTCAGCTGCGTGCCGCGTGAGCCTCGAGTAACCTTGTACTTGACGCCCTCGCGATCGAGCCAGGACTCCATGTCGATCGTGTCGAGAGCTTCCTGCAGGTCTTCATTGCGGCTCATCGCGAACCTCCTGCCGCTCGGTATCGCAGCTGCCGCAACGTGAGCACTCCAGGTCGTCCGCACCCAGAGGCCACACAGCAACCCATTCGTGACCGCAGTTGTTGCAGCTTGCGTAGCCGTGAGCCCAGACGTTCAGATCATCGGCACTCATCACTCTCTCCGAATGATGGATTCGATGAACTTCATCTTCGCAATGTCCTGCTTGATGAACAGCGTGAAGCCTGACTCCTGGTTGCGGCTGGCCGCAAAGTACAGGCGAGCCTCACCCTTCGATCGCTCCTCGTCGGTGATGTTGATGGAGATCATCAGATCGACCGTCCGCACCTTGTTGAAGTCTTCGGCAACGTGCTCAGCCTTCGCGACGGTGGCCTTGTAGCCTTCTCGGTTGGTCTGCGTGGCTGTAAGCATCGCAACGTCCTTCTGCTGTGCGATGGCCCGCAGGTCCACATACACGGACTTGCTGTTCTCGATCACATCGTTGAAGCGGAAGTTCGGAGCCATGATGTCCGCGTAGTCCACGACCACCAGATCGAATCGAGTGCCCTTTGCCTCGTAGCGATCCAGCAATGCGCGAAGCTGATTGGGTGTAAAGGTGCCAGATGGAAACTCGTGGATCAGCAGCTTGCCGCTGGTGGCCTCGAGCGCTCCGACCTTTGCTTCGATGTCCCGAATGTGCTTGCCGAGCTCCTTCATCATCGTGTCGCTCATCGCCGCGTCGAGACGTTCGGAGATGATCTTGGCCGACACTTCGAGAGTCACGTACAGCACATTGAACTTGGCCAGGCTTGCGGCCTTTGCGAAGCCGATGAGCGCGGTGGTCTTACCGGCCTTCGCACCGCCCATGATCGTCGCGAGCTCCTTGCGGCCCCACCCTCGGTGATAGAGGATTTCGTCGAGCTTCAGATGCCCGGTCGTGACGCCTCGCGGGGGTTTGACGCCCGATGCGTCGTCGATACGCTCGGCCGTTCGCAGGCTGATGTTGGAGAAGTAGTCGTATGCGCCGCCATCTTCATTGACGCCGATCTCGACTGCTTCCTTGATGTACTGCTCGACCTTCTCGAACTCGCCGCGCTGCACGAGCTCCACTGACTTCAGGATCGCTGCGGTCGTGGCTTGATGCCGAGCGAACTCGACGATGCGCTCCTCGACGTATTCGCGCCCCGTCACATCGTCGGTGTAGTACAGCCTCTTGAACGCATCCTGAACGAGCGGAATGGCATCCTTCTTGATGATGTTCGCGTTGCGTGACTTCTTGACAATGTCGGCCATGACGACCTTGTCGGGCAGTCCCCGGTTGCGCTGGTAGTAGCTCAGGGCCAGCTTGACCAGAATGGCCTCGCCGGCGTCCTCGAAGTACTGCGGCTTGACCAGATGCCCGACCCTGTTCGCGAAGTCGATACTTCGGCAGGTGAGCGTGGCCACACGGGTCTGGAAGTCCGTGTCGAAGTCGAACTTCTCCGTGTTGCCGTCCAACACGGTGTCGTTCGTCGTTGCAGGTGGTGTAGGTGTCTTTTCGGCCTCAAAAGAACGGCCGATCATTTCAGCGGCAGACGACTCCGCGATAGAGGTGGCGTCGGTCATACATCAGACTGCCGGCTTGGTTGCGGGTTGATCTTTGGGGTCAGTCCAGAACGATTCGATGGCGTGCTTGAAGAGCACGAACACCTGATGCGAGCCGTCTTCGCGATCCACCTTCAGCGAAATCGTGTACTTGTCGGAGTGCTTGATCGTGCCCTTCATCGTCGATTCGGGATCGTTGAGCATGGCGATCGTGACGACGGCCTGGGCGTTCTCGAGGGCCTTGAGAAATGCTTCGTGACCCTTGGGTGCAGCCGCACTCTTCTTGGTGAAAGGTCGCTTGGGCGGCTGGTTGAAATCGGACATAGAGTTCTCCGTAGTTGGTTGTCGATACTGCTGCATTATATGTTAGGCGTGACTTATCTTGACGATGCTTCTTCGATTGCCTGGTCGAGCACCCGCTGCTCGAACGCCTGGATGGCCGCTTCGATGCGAAGCACACCTTCTACATAGAGTGCAGCGTGAAGTGCGTACTGAGGGTGGCGGCGGCTGGCAATTTGCCCAACCAACCACCGTTCCCATTCCTGCTGGTCGATGTGCCCGAAGAAGTTTGCCGCCTTGTAGCGGGTATCTTTGGGCCACTGAATCTTGGCCGCACACTCGTCTTCCCACGCCAGCATCGCATCAGTGATGAGGTCGGCGTTTGCGCCGATGTGAGCTGGGCGCGGCGGCTGACGATAGCCGTTTGCGATGTACCAGTTCATCGCATGCCGTAGGAAGAAGTCGTAACGGATGCCGAGACTGTCGATCAGCTGCCGTAGCCTCCAGAAAGACTTGCGCTCGTGAGCCTGCATACAGTCCATGCCCTTGAAGCCCCGCATGAATCGCCCGCTTCGGTCTTTCATTACCGCCATGCAGTCCTGGTAGGCGCGGTTGTACTCGTGGGCCAGGAGGTAGGTCGCCTTTGTCGGGTGCATGCGGCGATAGTCGAACCACTTCCGACGCATCAGCTCTGCCTCTTTTTTAAGCAAGCCGTCGTCGATGTGCTGAAGCGCCAGAAGCTCCGCGTGCAGGAAATCCAGGTCGTGCCCGTAGAAGTAGCCGAACCATTCGGAGTAGCGGGGAATGTCGGGAACCGACGCCTTGAGAAATTCAGTCATAACTGACCGAAGTATAAGAAGATATATAGAAAGCCCGCGACTTTCCCGCAGGCTTCCCGCTTCAACCGATGCGGGGTGGGTCGATCGTTGGTTCGTCGTACGCCTTGACGATCTCACCCACCAGACCGGAGCGAACCACATCGTCCTTGGTGAAGCGAACGTGCTTGACGCTCGG